GTGTGACCGACCTCGATGGACTTGGTGTTACCCGCGCCCTGCGCCAGCTTCTCGGTGCCGTCAGTGGCGGAGTAGACATTGATCACGCGCTTCATGCCCGCAGTGCCCTGAAGGGTCTTATCCACGGTGCAGAAATTGACCAGATCGAGGTGAGAATTGAACTGATCCTCCACCTCGTTGGACAGGTAAAAATTGGAATACGGGGTATTCGCCATAGGTCATTAACCTCCATACAGTTCCTTATAGGTATCAGGGTGCTTGACGGAATACTCATAACGCTCCTCCGGGCTCATCGCACGCAGCTTCTTGAGCGTCATCGTCTCCCCGTCGCCGCTTCCGCCTGCGGGGGTCGGGGTCTTCTTGAGCGCGTCCGCACGAATCTGCTTTTCACGCTCGGCAAGGAAGGTCTGCTGCTTGGCGAAGACCGTAGCCATATCGCCCTCCGCCATCGCGGTGGCGACCTCTTTCGCCAGTTCCTTCGAGTAGCCCTGATCCATCAGGGATGCGGCATAGTCGGCAACCTTTTCGCGCTTCTCCATCTCGGCAACCTTACCCTGAAGGGCCTTGAGCGCTTCGTCGCTCGCCGTCTTATCGGTATTAGCCTGATTGAGCGCCTCGCGGAGCTTGCGCTTGTTCTCCGCAGCCTCGCCCGCCGTCTTGTCGAACGTCTCCTTGGAAACGCCCTCGAATTCGTAGGCTTCCAGTGCCGCCAGCTTCTGCTCCGCAGTCATGTCTGCGTAGCCGCTGATCTTACTCGTATCAATCTTCGCCATAGGGGTTCCTCCTGTCTTTTAAGGTCTTCTGTGACCATATCTTTGCGATTTAGGGCTTCTCTGCCCGTATTTTGCGTTTGATGACCCAGTTCTCTCTGGAATAAACGGGTTTCCCCGGTTTTACCTCTGGTACGCTCTCACGCGCTTGCCATTGCGGATGTAGCTCTTCACCTGTCGGTTCTTCGCATTTACCATATCGGCGCTCTTGCCACCCGTGGTAGTCGAATCGTCCGCTTCGGTCTTTCCCCCATTGTCGGTGATGTCCACCTCGCCGCTGCCGGAATACTGAGCGTTGATCTCAGCCTCTGCAATCTGCTTTTCAAGCTGCTTCTGCTGATATTCCTCGTAGTGCTTCTCACTCATCTGATAAGCAGTCTCCGGGTCACTGAACAGGCCGCAGCTCGTAAACGCCAGCAGCGGATGAATCTGCGGACGCTCCAGCATCGTCACCAGCACCTGACTCTTCGCCTGAATGCCCTCAAAGTTACGGCGCGTAAACTTGATCTCGATGTCGGATGCGATCAGCTCAATGCCCGCAATGTCCCGGCAAATCTTCGTCACCAGCCGCAACATACGCCGCTCGCTGACCTTGAAGATGTTTTCGCTGTCCTTCGCACGGGTCTCCGCTGCGCTCCAGCCGTCTCTCAGCTCAACGGCAATGCCCGTGTCGCTGGAGGAGAATCGTCCGCTGTTCTTGTTGCGGTTGGGCATACCGCAGATCGTGAGCACCGCCGTATACAGGTCATCTCGCAGCGTCTGGGTCTGCGTCTGATCCAGCTCGTTGCTCACCATGTCTACGTCGGCCTTTTGACCATCGTGGGTCTTGATCTTGATCATGCCCTGCTCGCGGAACTTCTGCCATGTCGGTTCGTCAATATCGCAGTTGATGAACTTCATGAACGCCTGAACAAACTGCTCAATGCCGTCCATACGGTTGCTCTCGATGTTGTTGATCGCATCGAGGATCGTCAGCACCGTTTCAAAAGAGCCCAGCCGCGCATTGTTCGCCGGATACTCGATGATCGGGATCATGTCCAGTGCGTGCGGCTCTTCCTTCACGTCCTCCATGTCCGTCCATTCGTAGTAGCGGTTCTCCGTGTAGCAGCAGTAGGTGATCTTCTCGCTCTCATCCTTGTAGTAATGCACAGCCACCATCGGCTTGTTGCCTACCCTGCTGGAATACACCACGAACGTCTTGCGGGGATCGAGCGTATACAACTTGAACGGGCAATCGAGGCCATCGTCGTCCTCGTCGCGCTTGGGCAGCACCATGCGGTACGCCGTACCCGTGATCATCTGCCATTCAACCAGCTTCTGATCCTCGTTCACCTTGGATACGTCCACCATCAGGTCATTGAGCCTGTTGATGCTCTTGCTCTTCTCCTCGTCAGTCGTGCGGTTCACGTACTGAACGGGTTCGCCGCAGAGATAGCCCGTCTTAAAGGAGACGATCTCGTTGGCGACGTTGATCACGATCTTGTTGCAGATTTCCGGGCGAACGTCCTTCTTTCGATCAAGGATCGGCTGATTGCCCTTGTAATACTGATACAGGTAATCCGCTTCACCACGATTAAACTCGTGCTCAGTCATCGCCTTTTCGACGACATCCTTGATGTTTCCGGCGTGAATCTCGGTCACATCCGTATAGATCACGTTTCTGCCATTCATCCTCTGAATTTCCACGAGGCCCCTCCTTTCCCAAAAAGAAAAACGCATGATTACGGTTCGGGCGCAAAGCCCTGTCGCAATCATGCGTTAAAATCAATTTGAAATATAAATTTTTCTGGGAAAAGTATACCACAAATCCCAGAAAAAATCAAGTTTAATAGGGTCTCCTCCCCACTTCCACCTTCGCCAGCCCGTTATAGAGCTCATCTGCCAGCATCGCAAGGCTGTCCGGCGCGTCATCGTGCGGATTCTTGCCCGTCACCGTGAACGTCGTCACCTCGCTCATGAAAGCCCGGTATTCCTTGCTCTGGTGCTTCTCCGCGAGGAAGAAGAAACGCTTGATGTCCGGCGAGAACTGAATGATACGGCCCAGCTTGCTCTGCGTCGTCGGTGTCTTACGAGAGAAGATGTTGATCCGCACGCCGTCCTTGCGCAGCGCCTCGTCCACCTTGTCCGCGTACTCATCGCCGCCATTATTGGCCTCAAAGCGCTCTCGGCTGGGCATGTGCTGCTTCGTCCGTCCGATGACAATCGGGCGTGTGACCGTCTTATCGCCCCGGTTGAAGATCACGTCGTGGATATACACATCGCTGCCATATACGTAAGCGAACGGCATGGCAAGGCTATCACCGCCGCCCCATGCCACGTCGCACACCGCCACCTTGTCCGGGTCTCCGTCCGGCAGCACGCCATTGTAGTAGTTCAGCTCGTCCTTCGGGAAAAGCAGGCCCTCACGCACATACGGAGCACCCATGTACTTCGCATTCCACGTCGCATCGTCGATGCTCTCTCGCATGTCGATGTAGTATTTCGTATCGAAGCCCAGATCGTACTTGTATACGAAATTGCTCTCGCCGTCCTCATTGAGCGCCGGAATCACGCGGAAGCGATAACGCGGATTGCCCTCGTATTGCTCCTGAATGCGCCCCAGCGGGTCGTATACGTTCCATCTGGTGCCGACCATCAGTTCGCGTGCGCCCTGCTTCTTACGGTCTTTGAGCTGGTTCAGATACGCATCATACTTCGCCTGAAGACGCTGCGGGTTAAGGCTCTCCTCAAGGTCTTCGATCAAGTCATCGACGTAGAGAATGCCCTCGTTACCGATTTCAACCGCGCCCGTCAGCGTACCGCCAATGGATCGGCAGGTCATCGTTGGGAAGCGCTTCTCTCGATTCAGGTCGATGGTCTCGTTCTTCGCGCTCGTATTGGCGATCTTCACGTCCGGGAAGATTTCATTCCATGCGTAATTTCCCGTGTCCGTCAGGATCGAGAGCAGCTCGCGGTAGAAACCGTCCGTCAACTTGTCGCTGTGACCGCTCATCACGTTCGCCACGTCCGGGCGCTTGCCCATCACCATCGTCATGAACATAATGCACAGTGTGGACTTGCCGATACGCGGCGGCAGGCTGATACCGAGGAAATCGAGCTCGCCATCCTCAAGGTCTTGCAGATCGTTCACCAGCGGGCGCAGCACATGTCGTCTGGGCAGATAGAAGCGCTTCTGCGGATCGCGCTCATACTCCAGATACTGAAGATAGGCATCAAAATCCGTCTTCGCATCCATCGGCAGGCTGCGCTTGTTCAGTCTGTTGAATTCGCCCATCGTTCGTGTGTCCCCACCCAGCTTCATCGCAGCGACAATCTGCGGACGCAGCGCCTTATTCAGTTCATGACCCAGCTTCGGGTCTTCTT